ACATCAGGACCTAGACAGCGTATGCAACCAGGTGGAAGTATTGTAATCGTAATGACTCGATGGTCTGACAAGGATCTAACTGGTCAATTGATCAAAAAGATGGGAGATCTAAAAGCAGATAAGTGGGATGTCATAGAATTCCCGGCAATTTTAGACGATGATGAAGAAGAAAAAAGAAAACCTATCTGGCCTCAGTATTGGAAACTAGAAGAACTTGATAAAGTGAAAGCTTCTCTTGTTCCAACCAAGTGGAGTGCACAATGGCAACAAAATCCTACGCATGATGGTACGAGTATCATCAAACGTGAGTGGTGGAACATATGGGAAAAGGAGGATCCACCTGAATGTGCTTTTAAAATTCAAAGTTATGATACAGCATTTTCAAAAAAAGAGTCTGCTGACTACTCAGCTATTACAACTTGGGGAGTTTTCTATCCTGATGAAGGAAATGAGACACATTTAATTTTGTTAAACGCTCGAAAAGGTCGTTGGGACTTTCCTGAGCTCAAACAAGTGGCAAAAGAAGAACTACGTCTCTATAATCCTGATGCTGTCATGATTGAAGCTAAAGCTTCAGGGACACCCTTGATACAGGAGCTACGGCGATTTGGTGTGTACGCTACAGCTTTCTCTCCGAACCGTGGTATGGATAAACACGTTAGATTAAACTCTGTTGCTCCTATCTTTGAAGCAGGGCATGTTTGGAGACCTGACATGGATTGGGCTGAAGAAGTACAAGAAGAGTGCGCCGCTTTCCCTTATGGAGAGCATGATGATCTTGTTGACGCCACTACCTTAGCACTGTTAAGATATAGACAGGGAAGCTTCATTTCATTGTATGATGATGAGCCTGAAGAACCTCTTGGAAAACGTAACTATGAGTACTATTAAAAAATTAATTAATCCTGAAGATAGAAGACTAAAACAAAAACTAACGCCTAAGCAAATGATTTTTGTTTATGAATACGTTCACAAAGTTTTACTCGGAGAATGTTCCGCTGCCGAAGCAGCACGAAGAGCGGGATATTCAAAAAATCGTGCACGTCAAACTGCTACTGATTTACTGAACCCTCACTTAAATCCTTTCGTAGTGGAGGCCATTCATGAGATGAAACAAGATCTGCATCAGATGTATGGAGTATCGACAGCGTCTCACTTGGCCTCCTTAAAACAAATTCGAGAGGAAGCGAGAGAACATAAACACTATTCGGCGGCCGTGGCTGCTGAAGTAAACAGAGGTAAGGTCGCTGGATTTTACGATAACAAAGTTCAAACAGAAACGCCTCTCGAAAATATGTCCAAGGATGAGCTGATCAAAGTTTTAGAGAACTACGATAAGAATGGCATTACTCATGATACCAAACTCATTATTGATGATGATAAAGATGTGATGACAGGGAATTGAGATGCTTCAACAATTATTACTCAGAGCAAGTCCCGCGGTCCTCGGATCGTTGCTCGTGGCTACCGTAGGATCGCAACAAGCAAATCAAATTCAACAAGATCTATCCTTAGGAAAGATAACCTTAGATGACGTATACAATCTTATCACAAATTTAGCGGCGTCACCTGCGGTGACAGCATTAAAAGATACTCCTTCAGGTCAAGTATTAGCGCCCGATGAAGCACAGATCGAAGCAGAAAGAAAGTTTAACGAAGAATTAAATAGAAAAATATTTTTGCCTCCTGAATTTTCAATGGATCAAATTTTATCCACACCACAAACGACCACGGTTCCTGAACCGTTGATCACGCCTGATGTTCCTGAAGAAAAAGTTTCTGTCGATGATGTAGGAATGACAGCCTCTCCTGATGCTAAGCTTTCTGATTTGATTATGACAATGAAAGATGATACAAGTGACTCAAATGAAAAAACTGATACAGTACGCCAAGGCGAAGGCCAAACAACCATTGAAGCCCTCAAAACAAAAAGTCTCCAAGGAGAAAATGTCGATCAAGGATCTTCAAGTGATTCGAGAGAGAATGTACTAAAAACCGAAGAAGGTTTTGAAGTAGCCAATAAAGCTTTAGGAATAGATTTTTTTACAAAAGTTTTAACAAAAGAAATTGCTCCTCCTAAAAAAAAGTATGAACCAATCTTAGATGTTTCTGATATTGGAAATACTTTTGATGTCTTTCAAGAAAAACGCACAGGTGATTTTGAAAATCATATCTTTACAAGTATACCCACGTTTCAAGAAGCACAGGTAGCGACTGCTGATGCGTTGATTAAGACTCTACCTCAAAACGGAAGTATCTTAGATCTAGGAGGAACGGAAGGTGGATTTATTAATACGATTGCAGAACAACGACCTGATGTTTCAGGATTTATTGTTGATCCGAATGTGGTTGCTCAGAAAATGTTTAACGAACAACAAATGCCTAACGCTTACTATATTCGTGAAGCGTTCACCACGGATAGTTCTCAATTTGGAAAATATGCTTTTGACGTGGAGGATGAAAACGAAACTCCTATCGAAACTAGTTATTTTGATTTCAATATTGTTGATGATAATTCTTTAGACGCTGTCACCGAAAAGATGACCTTTCAGTTTATTGACAAAGGAAGAAACAATAAAATCAAATTAATTAGTGAAAAGTTAAAACCTGAGGGTATTGCTTTGTTTGAAGAGAAGTTTTTTACATCAAAAGATGATCCTGTTTGGCAAGCCAATGAGGCCAAGAAAAATAAATTTAAACTTAATTATTACGATCAAAAAGATTTAACAGAAAAGCAAAAAAATATTTTAGAGGGAATGGATAAACATCAAGTCACTTCTCCTGAGTTTGAAGAGATATTGTCTAAGTATTTTAACAATGTAGTCCAGTATTGGGACTCAGGTAATTTCAAAGGATATGTGGCCTCAGATAGTGCAGACACTATAACCAAGTTTTTAAATAATCTAGAAGATCTAAATAGTGAGTATTCTAATGTTTCTACTCCTAAATTTGTTACAGACAAAATAGTAGAAAAGAGAAGAGGAGGACCCATTTCTCTTCCTCAAATGAACATGTTGTAAAAGACTGATTAGGTGGTATAAATAAAAAATGGCAGATAATAACGATAAAGGACTGTATCAAAGAAACACTCCCAATCTTGAAATTATTAAATCTGAAACAGAGGTAGAGATAGACGGTAAACCTATTCCTACTCCTAATGGTTTAGAAATTGAAATGGACGAAGAAGGAGGAGCGACTCTTGATTTTGATCCGATGGGTGATTTACCTGAAGAAGTAGAATTTTATTCTAACTTATCTGAGGTAATGGATGAAACAGAGCTCGACAGACTTAGTGATGAATTACTTTCTGAATTAGAAAACGATCGCTCTTCTCGAAAAGACTGGGAAGATTCTTATATCAAAGGGTTAGATTTATTAGGAACTAAGTATGAACAGAGAACAAGACCTTTCCAAGGAGCAAGTGGTGTTACTCATCCTTTGTTAGCTGAAAGTGCCACACAGTTTCAAGCAACAGCTTATAAAGAATTATTACCTTCAGGTGGTCCTGTAAGAACAGCGATCATGGGAGAAGAAACTCCTGAAAAATATTCTCAAGCACAACGTGTTCAAGAGTTTATGAATTATCAACTCATGAATAAAATGGAAGACTATACACCTGAGTTTGATCAGATGTTATTTTATTTACCTCTCGCAGGTTCTACATTTAAAAAAGTTTATTACGATGAATTAATGGATCGAGCTGTATCGAAGTTTGTTCCAGCAGAAGATTTAGTTGTTAACTACATGGCTAGTGATTTAGATTCTTGTGAAAGAATAACTCACATCATTAACATGAGTTATAATGATTTTAGAAAAAAACAAGTTTCAGGTTTTTACAAAGACGTAGAAATTATGCCTTCTGAAACAAGTCCTTCAGAAGTTAAAAAGAAATATGATGAAATGGAAGGTGTTAAGCCTTCTTACATGGATAAGTCAGTTAAGCTTTATGAGTTTCATGTATCTTTAGATTTAGAAGGATTTGAAGATAAAGGCATGGATGGTGAGCCCACAGGAATAAAAATTCCTTACATTGTGACTATTGAAGATAGCTCAAGCAAGATTGTAGGCATTAGAAGAAACTACGATAAAGGTGACGAGAAAAAATTAAAGAAAAGATATTTTGTTCATTATAAGTTTTTACCAGGTCTAGGTTTTTACGGACTCGGTTTAATACATTTGATAGGAGCTCTATCTAGAGCAGCAACGCAAATGTTACGACAGTTAATAGACGCAGGTACATTAGCAAATTTACCAGCAGGATTTAAGTCAAGAGGACTTAAAATTAGAGATGATGCAGAGCCAATCCAACCAGGAGAATTTAGAGACATTGATGCACCTAACGGTGATTTAAGAAATGCTCTCTTACCATTACCTTACAAAGAACCCTCTCAAACTTTATATTCTCTTTTAGGATTTGTTGTTCAGTCAGGACAAAGATTTGCTGCCATAACTGATTTACAGGTTGGCGATGCTAATCAAAATGCTCCAGTAGGAACAACAATGGCATTATTAGAGAGGGGCTCAAAAGTTATGTCAGGCATTCACAAGCGATGCCATTATTCTCAGAAAAAAGAATTCAAACTTTTGTTTGATGTTTTTGCAGATTATCTACCTGAAACTTATCCGTATTCTGTTCAAGGTGCAGATAGAACTATTAAGGCTGAAGACTTCAGTGATCGTGTAGATGTTCTCCCTGTTTCTGATCCTAATATATTTTCTACAACACAAAGAGTAACTCTAGCTCAAACTGAATTACAATTA